TCTTTACACGCAGAAAAGATGAGGTTATTTTTCGAATCTGACGACTAACATAGGTTTCTAAATGTCCCTAGGTCCGCGTAAATCCAGCACACCACAGCGCACAGCAGGTCGTCAATGGCAACGTGTCTCGGAAGAGCGTTGGCAGAAGTTCTTCGACATGCTCAGTGAGTGCGCAAATTGCACCAAAGCAGCTGAGTATGCCGGCATCGCTAAGAGCCTCATCTATTCTCGCCGAGAGCGTGAGCCTGAGTTCGCACAGAAATACCAGGAAGCCTACCAGCGCGGATACGAAGTTCTTGAGGAAGAGTGCCAGCGTCGTGCCTTTGAAGGCTACGACAAGCCTGTCTTCCAAGGTGGCCGCCGAGTTGGTATCATCCGCGAATACAGTGACACGCTGGCGATGTTCTTGATGAAGGGCAACAAGCCCGGCAAGTATCGTGACCGCATCGAAGCGACGAACACCAACCTCAACCTCGACGCCAACAAGGACGAACAGATTCGTGAGCGACTCCGTGCCAAGCTGCTCGGCTGAGCGCACCTTCAGCGCTGAGCTGTTCATGCTTCTCCCCAGAGAGGAGCGCGAAGCCCGTCTTGAGGCACTCACCCCAGAGGAGGCGGAAGCCCTGCTCTATGACTGGGAGTGGTGGGCCCGGGACAACCAGCTGCTTCCCGGCAACGTCAATCCTCGGACGGAGGACGGAAGCTGGACCACATGGCTCGTCGATGCGGGCCGCGGATTCGGCAAGACGCGCACAGGTGCCGAGACCGTCAAGATCTGGTCCAAGGATTTTGAGTTCGTGAACCTCGTTGGCGCAACTGCGGACGACGCTCGCGACATCATGATCGAAGGCGAGAGCGGCATCCTCGCCATCTGCTCCCCCAGTGAGCGCCCTCTCTACATCCCCTCCAAGCGCCAGCTGCTCTGGCCCAACGGAGCGAAGAGCCTGATCTTCACTGCTGACGAACCCGAGCGTCTTCGTGGTAAGCAGCACATGAAGGCTTGGGCGGACGAAGTTGCTGCGTGGCGATACCGCGATGCGTGGGACCAGCTGATGTTCGGCCTTCGCCTCGGTTCCTCCCCACAGGTGGTCGCGACATCTACTCCCAAGCCCACGGAACTGATGAAGGAGATCATGGCGGACGTGACCACGCTCATCACGCGTGGCACGACCTACGACAACAAGACCAACCTCGCTCCGGCCTTCTTCTCCCGCATCATTAAGAAGTATGAGGGCACGCGACTCGGCCGGCAGGAGCTGAACGCTGAGCTCCTGACCGACAACCCTGGTGCTCTGTGGAACCGCACCATGATCGACAAGACCAGGGTGAAGAAGAGCGATGTCCCCGAGGATCTGAGCCGCATCGTGGTCGGCGTCGACCCTGCCGTCACCAGTGGCGAGGAGTCCGACGAGACGGGCATCGTGGTGGCCGCTCGCGACAACCAAGAGACTCCGCACTTCTACATCTTCGACGACGCCTCTATCGCCATGGCTACTCCCAACCAGTGGGCCCAGCGCGTGGTTGACACCTATCGGACCTTCGCTGCTGACCGCATCATCGGTGAGGTCAACAACGGTGGTGAGCTCGTTGAGGCTGTCATCCGCAACAAGATGCCGTTCGCGTCCTACGAAGCTGTCCGCGCCAGTCGCGGCAAGATCGTCCGCGCAGAACCGATCGCTGCGCTCTACGAGCAAGGCCGTGTCCACCACGTTGGTTCCTTCCCCACGCTGGAAGACCAGATGTGCGACTACGACCCCAACACCAGCACGAAGTCTCCCGATCGCATGGACGCTCTGGTCTGGGCACTGACCCAGCTGAGCGACGATGCCTACTCGCCTGAACCTGTCACTGCGGGATCGCGGAGGATGTCATGACGTGCACCATTTGTGGTCTTGAGGTGTTCCGCTCCAGGCTTGAGGGCTTGGTCGCGGATACGGCTGCCGAGATCGCGGATCTTCGTGATCGTCGTGTGCTGACCGACGACTGCCAGGCAATCAACCTCATGAACTTTGAACTCAATGGCCTGTGCTTGGCGCTTCGTGAGCTCGACGAAGACCGTTATGCCCAGGTGAACTTCACGGACCCTGCGTGGATTGAGCAGCACCGCACAGATCTCCATCCCGGAGGACAGGCATGAGCCTTCTCACCCGCATCTCCCACGCCCTGACTTCCTTCGCCCGTCCCTCTGGTTCCGTCGAGAGCAGCCCCAAGACCGCAGCTCTGTGGAACGACACCGCTGTCAACGACCTCATCGAGCTGCTGACCCGCATCCCCGAGACCGACGAGCTGCTGAACCAGGCCGGCATCACCCGAGCCTCCCTCAAGAAGCTCGAGACGGACGACGAAATCTTCCAGGGTCTCCGCACTCGGCGCGAAGCGGTGGTTGCAACTCCGTGGCGCTTCGAGGGTGGTGACGAAGCCACCAACGCTCTTCTTGAGGAGGAGCTGAAGCCCTTGATGGAACAGATCGTCGGTGGCGCGTGGAAGGCCGTGCCCTATGGCTACTCCGTTCTTGAGGCAGTCTACCGTCGCCGCGAAGATGGGAAGATCGGCCTTTCTACGGTCGTAGCCAAGCCCATCGAGTGGTTCGACCCCAGGCCCGATGGCTCTCTGCGCTACTTCTCCGCCGATGGCCTCTCCGCTGACGGCGAAGTCTGCGACCAGACCTACAAGTTCTTCCTGACCCGTGTCGATCCCAGCTACCAGCAGCCGAAGGGCGAGGCTCTCCTGAGCCGCCTCTACTGGCCCTGGTTCTTCCGCTTCAACGGATGGCGCTTCTGGGGCCAATTCCTTGAGCGCTTCGGACAGCCGCTCCTTGTGGGGAAGAGCAACTCTCCCACGAAGATGGCCCAGGCTCTTCTTTCTGCGCACCAGGACGCCGTCATCGCCATCGGTCCCCAGGATGAGGTCGACGCAGTGCAGCCGGCAACGAACGGCGAGGCCTTCGAGAAGCTGGAACAGGCAGTTGTTCGCCGCTTCCAGAAGGTCATCCTGGGCCAGACGCTGACCTCGGACACTGGGAAGAACGGTGGTGGGTCCTACGCTCTGGGCCAAGTGCACGCTGAAGTCAAGGAATCTCTCCGCAAGGCCGACATCCGCCTCGTTCGCCGGACCGTTCAGAACATCGTGAACGCTCTATGCGCTCTAAACAAGGTGGTTAAGAACGTCCCGGAGATCGTTTTCGCTGACGATGCAGGCCTGGAAGTCGCCCGTGCTGAGCGCGACAACAAGCTAAGCACTCTGGGTGTAAAGTTTACGAAGGAATACTTCCTGGATCGCTACGATCTCCGTGAAGATGACTTCGAGGTCGTCCAGATGCCGTCTCAGACCCCTGGAGCGACCCTACCCGACCCCCAGGCCCCTGGACGATCCACAGGTGACTCCAGTGCTTCTGGAGGCGATTCTGGAGGGTCGGTTCCTACCGATGAGAACGGAGACCCTACGAACCCGCAGGCTGAGCTCGCTCGCAGGCTCGGTGTGGACCCTACGGCCTTCGCCTCCAAGTGGAAGCGCGACCCGAAGCGATTCACTCCTGCGCAGCAGAAGATCGAGGACGAGGCCGACGTCGTTCTCTCGAACACCGCCTCGCCTGTGGATCCTGAGCTCGTCCGGAAGGCCGTCCTCGCCTCTCGTGATGACAAGGATCTAGAGGCCCGGTTGGCCACGCTGATGAGCAAGAGCGATCCCAAGTTCGCAGAGACCCTGCAGTTTGCCCTCTTCACCGCCGACGTCATCGGCTATTTGAACGCTGAAGGAAAGATCTGACCATGCCGCTTACCTTTGCAGAAGCCCTCCGCTTCGCCGAATCTCGGCGGGTGGAACTTCCGTCCGAATACTACGGTCGGCTGCAGGGGAAGACTCGCGACATGGCCTTCTCTGTTGCCGGCGTCGCGTCTCGCGACCAGCTGCAGGGTGTCCTTGACTCGCTCAAGGCTGTCCAGACGCAAGGCCTCACGTTCGCGCAGTGGAAGGAGAAGGTCAAGGGCGGAGAGATCGGTCTCGACCTTCCCGAGCACCGCCTCGACAACATCTTCCGCACGAACATGCAAGTTGCCTACAACCACGGGCACTGGCAGCAGCAACAGCGGTTCAAGAGCACGCGACCCTATCTCATGTATGATGCGGTCAACGACAGCCGGACTCGCCCGTCGCACTTGGAACTGGACAACGTCATCCGCCCCATCGACGATGCCTTCTGGGCTTCCCACTACCCACCCAACGGATACCGCTGCCGCTGCTCCACCATCAGCATGACGGAAGCCCAGGCCCGAGCGCGTGGTGGCGTGACGGAAGAGCCCACCGAAGGATGGCCGAAGACCGACAAGGGTTGGGACTACAACCCTGGCGAGGCCTTCGACTTTGGGGTTGAGCAAGCCAAGCTGCCCCGCCAGGGTGGCTCGGACCAGCTTCAGCAAGCCATGGAGGACATGGAGAAGCCTCTGCTCGACGACCTCATCAACGTGACGCAGGCCTCTCGTGCAGTGAAGGACCTTCAGACTGTTCAGCAGCAGCTCGAGGTCACCAAGCAGGAAGTTCTTGAGTCTCTGCGCGAAGGAACGATGCCCGGTGCGACCGAGCCCATCACTGTTCGCGCTGCGGAAGACTTCCACGGTTCCCTCATCAAGATGGGCGAGCTCACCGAAGACCAGCAGGTGGCGCTGCGCACTCTTTCCGAAGAGGCCCGTGCAGCTCGTCCGTCGATGCTTGAGATGCCGAAGAACATGGGTCTTCGCGGCTCTGCCGGCCAAGCTGCAGTGAACGTCCTTGACGACGTCTTCGCGACCCTGCAGATGGGCGAGGCCGCTGAAGCGCCGACCCTCTACCGTATTCCTCCCAGGGGCGACGTCAAGGTTCTGGACGAGACGGTGGCGATCAACGGAAAGACCTACAAAGTTGGTCAGTCTGTCACGCAGAAGGGCTTCATGTCGGCCTTTGCTGTTGAACCTGCCGGCATCGAGACCACGATGTTCGTCATTGAGAAAGGTGCCTCCTCTGCGATTCCTGTTTCTGCTATTTCCGCCACTCCTGCTGAGCTTGAGTGGATGTTCCCCGCCGATACGAAGTTCCTGGTCAAGCGCATTGACGGCTCCACCATCTTCCTGGAGGAGCAAGCATGAGGAGGGACAAGTGGCAGTTGACCCAGATGACCCGTATTGCGAGCATCCTTACGGCTGGTATCCAGTTCCAACACGGCCACCTCCTCAGTGGCCTCAACCCCAAGACGCAGAACAAGGAGGTGCCGATGGCTGACGTCTACGCTTTCAAAAACAGTGCCGGAACGAGCGCGAAGCCTGAGGACTTCACGTTCCAGTTCGGGATCCCCACCAGCATCAAGTCGGACACGACTGATGGGAATCGCCGATTCTCCGGCGTCGCCTACACGGGTGACCCTATCACTGGGCACTACTACTGGGGCACGGTGGTCTTCGACCTCTCGTTGATCCAGGTGCCTGATCGGATGGCCATCCTTCTCAACCACGATGGTGACGAAATCGTTGGATACAGCGACGAGTCCGGGGTCACGACCGATGGTCTGGTCCTCGGCGGAATCCTGTCCAAGGTCACCGACGCCGGGAAGGAAGTCACCGCTCTCAGTGACGAGGGCTTCCCCTGGCAGATGTCAGTCCGGATCCAGCCTTCTCGTATCGAGGAGCTCGCCGCTGGCGCCACGACCGTCGTCAACAACAGGACCATCACTGGACCTGCTTACATCTTCCGTGAGTCCAAGCTCGTGGAAACTTCCTTCACCCCCACAGGCTGGGATAGTGGAACGTCCGCTACTGCCCTCAGCCGCAACAGCAACCCTACTTCACAGGAGGACCAAGTGTCCAAAGAACTGGAAGCCAAGGTCGCGCAGCTTGAGGGCGAGCTGCAGGCCAGCAACACGAAGAACGACACCCTCAGCAAGGAGCTGGCCGACCTGAAGGCGTCCATCGCTCAGAAGGACACCGAGGCCCGTGTCGCGCGGGTCAAGGAAGCCTACGCCAAGGTCGGCAAGGAGCTCACCGAGGAGGACATCAAGAAGTTCTCCGCGATGCCCGATGATGCGGTCACGGCCGTCATCGATGCCCTGTCCTTCGCCAAGCCTGCGCAGGAAGAGACCCTTCCTCCTGGCCTGTTCGCCCATCAGGCGGACAACGGCAAGAAGCCCGAGGCCGGCAAGAACGCCGATCGTGGTCTGCTCGCGCTGTGCGACCAGGCTGCGAAGGAGTTCTCTGCCTCTCGCAAGTAGCACGTTCCCTCAACCGCACCTGAGATCAAGGAGATTTCACCAATGGCTGCTCTCACCGAGAACACCTACCTCACCGACATCATCAAGTGGGAAGTCAACCACGACTACTCCCGCGAGAACGTCACTGTCGTCGCTGCCACTGCCCTGAAGCGCGGACAGGTTCTGGGCATCAAGACCGCCGACAGCAAGTTCTATCCCTCCGTGGATGGCGCGGCCGACGGCACCCAGAACGCGGTGGCCATCCTGCTGAACGACCTGCCCATCACCGCTGGCGCCGTGGTCCCCGTGCTCCGCCGCACGGCCATCATCGTCGATGGCTACCTGCAGTGGGACGCCTCCTACAACACCCAGGGCAAGAAGGACACCGCTCTGGCCAACCTGAAGAACAGCTCTGGCATCGTCACCGCGACCGACGTCTAGGCTGCAACCCAACCACCAGCATAACCTCTCAAGGAGATTCAACAATGCCCATGCTCGATCCCTTCGCTGGCAACGGGTTCAGCCTCACCACGCTGACCGCTGCCATCAACAAGCTCCCCAACCGCTATGGCCGACTGGAAGAGCTCAACCTCTTCCCCATGGCCGGTCTCACCACCCGTGCCCTCGAAGTCGAGGAGAAGAACGGTGTGCTGACCCTCGTGCCCACCAAGCCCTGGGGTTCTCCCGCCAGCCAGAACGTGAGCGGCAAGCGTGCGCTGCGCACCTTCGGCATCCCTCACATGCCCCTCGAGGACACCGTGCAGGCTGCGGACGTCCAGGGCATCCGTGCCTTCGGCATGGAGAACGAGGTGGACCCTGTGGCCCGCAAGGTCCAGGAGAAGCTGCAGGAGATGAAGGACAAGCTCGACCAGACCCTTGAGTGGCGCCGAATGGGCGCTCTCAAGGGCATCATCCTGGATGCTGACGGCAGCACCACGCTCTACAACCTCTACACCGAGTTCGGCGTCACCCAGAAGACCGTGGACTTCGTCCTCGGCACCGCTGGCACGGACGTTCGCGGGAAGTGCATGGAAGTCAAGCGCCACATCGAGGACAACCTCCTCGGCGAGCGCATGACCGAAGTCCGCGTCCTGGTGTCCGAGGAGTTCTACGACAAGTTCGTCTCCCACTCCAAGGTCCAGGCCGCTTTCCAGAACTGGCAGGCCGCGCAGGAGCGCATCGGCGGGGACATGCGGAACGGGTTCACCTTCGGAGGCCTGACCTTCGAGGAATACCGTGCCAAGACCTCCGATCCGAGCGGCAGCATTCAGCGCTACATCGCCGCGAACGACGGCCACGCCTTCCCTCTGGGCACCGTCAACTCCTTCAAGACCTTCGCCGCGCCTGCCGACTTCAACGAGACGGTCAACACCATCGGCCTGCCCTACTACGCCAAGATGGAACGCCAGAAGTTCGATCGCGGCATGGACCTGCACACCCAGAGCAACGTGCTGCCCCTCAGCATGCGCCCTGGCATCCTGGTCCGCGTCTACACCAGCAACTAAGCGGAGGTCGCCATGGCGACGATCTACATCGACAAGCCCACGATGATCTTGCTCTTCGGTGAGAAGGAGCTCGCGCAGCTCACCGACCGGGATGGTTCTACCGGAGCCATCGTGGACACGGTGCTTGATCGCGCCATGGCAACCGCTGAGTCTGAGGTGAATTCCTACCTCGGCGCTGCCTACACACTGCCTCTCCCGTCCGTTCCTGAGAGCCTGAAGACCTTCACGGGCGACATCGCGAGATACTATCTCTACGATGAGCAGCCCACGGAGCAGGTTGTCAAGCGATACGAGAGGGCAGTGAGTTGGCTGCGCGACGTCGCGAAGGGCGTCGTCAACCTGGGGTTCCCCAACTCCAGTGACAACCCCACCGAGTCGTCGGTCGTGGTGGTTTCGTCTCGGACGCAGGTGTTCTCTGACAGCATGTTCAGCAAGATGGGACCGAAATGGCCTACTCTGTAGCCATCACCGGAGCCAACCCGCTTCAGGCTCGTCTGCAGAAGGTTCTCTCAGTTCTTGAGAACCCTGCTGACCTGTGGGAAGCGATCGGCTTCGCGATGAGCGAAAACACCCGCCTCCGCATCACGGAGCAGGTGGATGTGGATGGCCGGGCATTCGTGCCTTCCTATCGTGCCCAGGAGCAGGGTGGCCAGACGCTTCTTGATCGTGGGCTCCTGAGGAACTCCATCACCTACTTCGCCGACAAGAATGGCGTTGAGTGGGGCGTTCCTTCTGAGTTCCCATACGCTTGGATCCTCAACGAAGGCGGAACGATCGTCCCCAAGACGAAGCCCTTCCTTCGGTTCAAGATCGGTGGGAAGTTCGTCTCTCGCCGCAAGGTCACGATCCCAAAGCGTCAGTTTCTTGGCTTCTCCACTTCTGACAAGCAAGAAGTCCTCGACATCATCGAGAGCTTCATCAAAGGATGACTTCCATGGACAACTACCTCTCTGCCGAACCGCTCATCGTCACCCGCCTGAAAGAGAAAGTGCCGGAGCTCGTTGGCGCCTTCTCTGCTGCCGACCTCGACAGCGTCCAGGAAACGAAGCAGGTCCACCCTGCGGCCCACGTGCTCTACTACGGGGACCGGATCGTGGAGGGCTCGGGTAGGTCGTCCATTGGCGACTGCCAGACTGTGGACCAAGTCTGGTATGTCATCCTCGTTGTCAAGAATGCCCGCACGCAGCTCACCAACGAAGCGGCTCGTGCTGATGCGGGTCCGCTGATTCTCAAGATCCTCAAGGCTCTTCAGGGATGGCAACCTTCTCCGGAGCACAGCCCTATGAAGCGAGTCAACGGGGCAGCACCAGGTTTCAAGAGCGGGTTCGCCTACCTGCCCATGTGTTTCACAACCCGCATCACAGTCACCGCCTCTTAAGGAGACATCAACATGTATTTCCGTGGACAAGGCAAGGTCTACATCGGCTCCCGGGATGCCAATGGCAACCCCCAGGCGCTGCGGTGGGTCGGCAACTGCCCCGAGCTCAAGCTCGGCCTGCAGGTCGACAACATCGAGCACAAGGAATCCTACTCCGGCCAGTCCCTGACTGACCTCAAGATCGTGAAGGGCAAGAGCACCAGCCTGAACTTCACCCTCGAGGACTTCGCCAAGGAGAACTTGGCCCAGGCGATCTACGGCACCGCGCTCTCCGTGGCTGCTGGCACGGCCATCACGGGTGAGACCCTCGGCGGCACTCCCAACATCACCACCCTTGCGGTGGGCCAGGTGTTCGTGAGCGCCAAGCGCAACGTGGGTGGTACGGTCGTCCTCAAGGACAGCACGGGCTCTCCCAAGACGCTGACCAAGGATGTGAACTACACCCTCGAGCCCATCAGCGGCACCATCACGCTGCTCGACGTCACGACTGGTGGACCCTTCACCGGTCCTCTGAAGCTGGACTACACTCCCGGCATCTCCACCGAGATCGGCATGTTCAACACCGCGCAGTCGGATCTGTTCCTCCGCTTCGTGGGCATGAACGCGGCCGACAGCGGGAAGATCGTCACGGTCGATCTCTACAAGGTGAACCTGAACCCCACCAAGGAACTCAGCCTCATCACCGACGACCTGGCTCAGATGCAGCTCGAAGGTGCTGCGCTGCTCGACGCGACGAAGCCCTCTTCGGCGACGCTCGGACAGTTCGGCGCGATCTACCAGCAGTAGACAGCATGACGGCCTTGGGCGGGAGCCGCTAATCCCGCCCACCCTTTGAACCGACCCACTCCGAGGAGAAACCACATGGACACCCCGCTCGTTGACCTGAACACCCTCATCCCCACCATCAAGACCGTGACCGTCAAGAAGGACCAGGAAGGCGCTGAAGCCATCAAGATCACGCCTTTCCGTTTCAGCCAGTTCGCCGAGGTCAGCAAGTATATCGTCCTCATCCGCGCCAACACGGACGAGAGCGGTGACCTCGACATGCTGAAGTTGGTCGCGGACCATGGGAAGGAGATCGGTGACATCATCCGCGTCGCGACGGGCAAGCCCACGGAGTGGGTCGGTGACCTCGAACTGACGGACGCCCTCGAACTGGCTGTGGCCATCCTCGAGGTGAACCGCGATTTTTTCTCCCAGCGGCTGGTTCCTCGGCTTCGCGAGCTGGCGGCGAAGCTGTCGAATGGGGGCAAGTAGTCCAGGAGCTCATTGAGTCTGGCCATCGTTTCCCAGACATCGTCAACTATACGATGGCACAGATTCTCCTGTTTCACTCTCTCGCAGTTCAACACGCATTGAGAGAACGAGCAGGCCTGGTATTGGACATCGCGGTCGCCCAGCACGCGAAGCAAAACGACCGAAACAACTACATCAAGAAACTTGAGCAGGCAGGATCGCGGAGGTAAGACATGGCTGGTGACTTCAACATTAGCATCAAGCTGGATGCTGGCGTCACTGGCGCTCAGGATGTCAAGAACCTGACTGTGAACATCGGCCAGCTCTTCACTGGTGCAGTTGAGGGAAACGAGAAGACCGCCGAGGCCGCGAAGAAGGCTAAGGAGGAGATGAGCAAGACCCAAGCTGCTGCCGCAGCGCTCGCCAAGGAGTTTGCGAACACCTTCAAGGGCGACGTCTCGGGTGGCTTGAAGAAGGGCCTGGAGGAAGCCGACGCTCGTGTCAAGAAGCTCACGGCAGACCTCCAGGCCATGTATGCGGCGAAGGCCCAGGGCGACCCCACAGGTATTGTGCGAACGGCCAGCGCCCAGACTGAGCAGAAGCTCGCGAATGCCAACCGCGAACTTACCCGGTTCAAAGAGCTGTCCGCCGGCACCAAGGTCTCCGCGCCAGCTGCACCTGTTGCCCCCACAGGCGGAGGAGCTCTTGGTGGGCTCGGTATGGGGCAGCTTGTCGGAAGCTTGACGCTCGCTGGCATCGCCACACAAGCTATCACCGCAGGGTTCCGTGAGATGAAGGATGCCGTCGCTGCAGTGGTCAGCGAGGGCTTGAAGATGAACGAGTTCCTCGAGACCTCGAACTTGGGCATCGCCACTTCTATCTTTGCGCAATACAACCTCAAGAATGCCCAGGGAGAAACGCTTCAAGGGCAGGAGGCATATAACGCAGCTCTGCAACTCGGCCAAGAGCAGATGAAGCAGCTGCGCATTGCAGGTCTCGAGACAGCAGCCACCACGCAAGAATTGGCGAAGAGCTTCCAGACTGCGATGGCTGTGGGTGCGGGACAGAAGATCACAGACCTCAACCAAATCCGCCAGCTGACGGTCGACGTGACCAATGCGGCAACCGCCTTGGGTGTCTCCCAGGCAGAGGTCCCCACCGCCATTCGCGGGATCATCACTGGTCGTGAGGTCGAGGAGAACACACTTGCTCGTATCCTTGTGGGGACGGGTGAGCAGGTTCGCTTGTGGCAGCAACAGG